GCTGCCGATGTAAAACCATCTACATCAGAGTCAACTTGCAGATAGATAGCGGCTCCCTCACCATCTAAGACGTTATGTAGCAGTTCCACTCCCCGTCGCATATTCTTCATCAGGAACGGGTCGTGACAGGCGCTCTTTGGCGGGTTTAAGAACGCAGGAATATCTTCAATACCATCTGTTGCAAGAATCGTCTCTAAAAAATCCTCACGCTCATTAAAGGTTTGCTTATGTAATACGTTCCATTTTAATTTTTCTAGCACTAGGCTGTCACCTCAATTTTATTTCGCATCAGGGTTTCCAGCGTAGCCTTTCCCTTGTCCAATGGCGAGTCTTTAATGCCTAACAGCCCCAAGTTGTCCCACAATACATACGTCCGACAAAACGGGGAAAATTTTTGCGCCAATCGTAGGATTCGCTCCATATAATTGCAATACTGTAGATACTGCGGATGCGTTTCATCGTCACATACCAAGGGGTCAAAGTCTTTATCTAAACCCAGAATCACCTCTTCAACACCCATGTCCAGAAGCGTATCTCGCTGCCAGTTAGAGACGTTAAAACCACAAGAGGCTACAGCAAACGCATGGCGACCATAATATTCATGGGCCAGCATAACGCTTTTCTCCGATTCTACAATCAAGACTTTTTTCCCTTGCCGAATTGCTTCCTGGTGCATATCCAACCCATATAAATTGAAACCCAATGGATGTGAATACAGCACGTCGCAAAAACAGAGCGGCATATATTTGTTGTGAGCATCTGCTGCTTTTAAACTTCTGCGACGTATTCCTACCAGTCGTTTTTCGGCGTTATAGTGCGGGATAATAATACACTTCTCCAACTCATACCACCGGATACCGAAGTCCATCATCGTCTGAACACCAATTCCCTCTCGAATCCATCCGTCGTAATAAGTATCGGCGTCGAAATATGCCAGGACATTGGGGTCATAAGTCGCAAGCCGCTGTGTCGCAGACTTTGTTTTTCGCCGCATGGAAATACAGCGTTCCATTTGTTGTATCTCTGCGGCTATCCCATCGTCCTTTGCGTGGAATCCATTTCGAATAGAAAGCCCGGTTTTGCGACTGACATAGTTAATGGCCTCGCCTAAAGTACATCGTTTACACTTGGAAACCAACTGAAAAATAGAAAGACTGCCACAGCTGGTGAAGCAATAAAAATTATGCGATTCTTTGAAATAGCATAGCTTATGGCTATCACCGCCATGACAGACCGTTCGAAACCAAATCTTATCTTCTTTTATAGAGTATGGCGGTGAACCTAACTCTCCTAAAATCTCTATGACAATTTTGTCGGTCAATGCCTCTTGCAAGCGATTTACAAAGTTATTGTTGTAAGAAGCCACATTCACTCACCACTCTAAAAATCTAAATCGTTGTTGTCTAGTTCCATTTCATCTAAAGATTGAATATTAAAGATTGCATGTTCTTGCTTATGGCCAACTTCACGATGTGCTCCGCTGACTGCAATATAAGTCTGTTCAATTTCGCTCAGCAAATTATACTCATAGTCCGTGACAAATAAGTCATGAACGCGCATTGTATCGTAGTCTACATACAGCCAAATCTTTACCTTCTTATATTTACCGCCACGGTTTTTGTAAATACTCAGAATCAAATTGGGTTCGTGCATTCCGAACGTCCGTGAGAGAATATTTCCTATTTTCCGTAACTCTTGTGTGGTAGGCGGCATTGCAATCATAGCACTATCGGTCTTATCAATAATGGCTTTTGCACCACGGACAATGGTTTCATCCCGGTTCTCGGTATTCTTAAAGTCACCGGACACCTGGGTGGCACTATCAATCGACACATTATATTTTCTGGCCAGCTTCTTCAAGTCATTGGAGAGTGACCCAAGGATTTGGTCTTCTCGAACAGTCATTTTTGCATTTGACTTTGCGCTGTATTCACTGACCAGAGAGACTGTGCTGTGAATATAGTCAAAGAACACATATTTCACATCGTGGTTCAGGACATGGTTTTCAATTAACGTCTCCAGCTGGGCGGTATCATATTCCGGTACATACTCCAACCAGATATTTGCGTTGTTCTCCAAGATAGAAATTGCCCTATGTACACGGGCTTCTTCATCGCCTACGTATAGATTAAATTCTATATGCTCTTGGGGAACATCCGCAATATAGGCCCATAAAATAGGGTCAATTTCTTCCAACAGCTCCATCTCTGTGCCAATGTATAGCACCCCGTCACCGTTTGCATTCGGATTGACGACCCATTCCCCTTGCGCTTTGTCGTATAAATACGGACAACCAGCATTGCAGATATTCGCAATCGACATACGGGTCTTGCCGACACCAGAACCGGCACTCATAACGGTAAATCGCCGTTGCCGGAGGCCATGTAGAATAGTGGTCATATAAGCACTGGCGTATCCAATGCCCCACGCTGTGTCTTGCTTCCATCGCTCCACTTGTGCATGGCCTTCAGAACCAGCCTTTTTGGAGGTGTGTTCTCCATCTAAGGCAAAAGGTTCAGAGATTTTCAGGAGCTTTTTTCGGAAATAATCTGCAATATCTTTTGGCGATGATACATCCAATAACGCCTGATGCTTTTCGATAATTTCCGGGTCCACTTCATCCGGGTCAAAGAAGTCTGACACATCAAAACCCTGCTCATGAAAGGCTCTTAATAATGCCATTTTCTTTAATTCCGTATGGTAGTATTTAATGTTCTTCGGGTCACAACTTTCAATCGCTCGTTCTACATAGGTTGGACCATCTTTACGGAGATATAACTGATACACCGATGCGTGTTTGCTGACATAATCATCAATCGCCACAGCATCAATTTCAGTAACGCCTTTACCATCTCGGTACAGGCCAAGAATCGCTGACAAGATAATGCGATGAAATTTCTCAGGTAGGTCAGAGGCTTCTACACGATAGTCATACATTAGCTTTGGCTCTCGCATAAACGACCCTAACACCTCTTGAATCGCTCGTTTATTTACATAGGCAGTAGAGTTTTTCGCTTTCATTCGTCCCCACCCAAATCATCTATATCTAATTGTGGAAGTTTGCGCATCATATAGGCTTCGGAAGAGGACGTTGTGTGATGCAAGGTGATATAGCGTTTCTTTTCTAATGCTGCTTCCACGTCAATGCTGTCAAGGCGTTTCTTCCGTTCACGGTCTGCTATGAATGCTTGAGTTGCTTCTTCGTATACATAGGGGATGATGCCAACGCTGGGTCTTTCCGGCCATGGATTCCCACGGTCTTCATAATAATACTTTAACGTCAGAAGCATCCCTTTATAGGTAAACTTATAGTCTGTTTTGAATTTGTCCAACTGGATTGCGATTCCCGTAAATCCGTTTTTCCCCCAGTAATCCTTACCGCCATACGCATCATAGACATAATCCCGCAATGCTTTATGGTCCTCTATCTCTTTACGGTTGGCTTTTGCTTGGGGAAGACATGCAGCGCAGTAACGCTTTTTCGTCTTGGCCGACGGCATGTTCTCGCCGGGAATCTCAAATAATTCTGCCTCAATGTTGAACTCTTGCTTACAAAGCGTGCATTTCGCAGTAGTCTTTTTTGCAGGCACAATAGCACCCCCTGTCTAAGCGGTGAGGGCCGAAGCCCCCACCTTATGTATCTTAGACGGCAATGCCATTGGTAAGTGCCAGCTCTTGGACATCCTCCAGAATCAAAACCAGATGGTCAACCTGGTCTCTGGTACAGTCGCGAGCCAAACGTCCCTTGCCCAAATACTTCTCCACGATAGCGGTATACTCATTTTCCAAACCGGCAGACTTCACAGCCTTTGCAGCCTTACCAACTGCCTTGAGCGTTGCGTCAAAATCAGCTGTCTCAGACTGGGCAGTAAATAAGTTCTCTGCTTGACGTGTGACCATGGCACCGTTGGCCTCCATTTGGTCGATTGCACGCGCCATATCATCCCGCAAGTTCTCATAAGAGAGTACAATTTTCTCGCTCATGTAAGGATTGCGGGAACCGGCCTCCAGGTACTTCGAGCCACGCATGTACATCATCATCTGCGTAACACCTTCGGCATCTGTCTCAGGTGCAATATAACCGATAACGTCTACCAAACGGCTAGTAACCAGAGCAGCACGCTTGTCCAGAGTGGGCGCAGTCAGTTCATAACTGCTGCCATCCTTTTCTTTCTTCTGCGTGGTTTGGCTATGTGAAATCACAATGAGCGTATAACCGGCCTTGACGATTTCCTGTAAGTAAGAATCAAATTCACGCTGTACAGCTTTATAGCCACGCTTGTCCTCAGTCTCACTCAAATACTGTACACCCTCATTATCCAGGATGTACTTCTCGCAGAACTCGTAAGCCAAGTCACCGGTATCAATGATAACGGTCTTATAAAAAGTAGAATCCTTTTCGCCACGCTCTACGGCGGCAGCGTCTTTCAGCAACTGCTTTTTGATTTTTAACATCTCAGACCATTTATTGACCAGCTGCGCACGGACACCGGAAATCATACCGTAGCCCTTTTCGGCGGCAATCAGCAATGGACTGGGAAACTTACAAGCAGTTGTAGTCTTACCGGCTTTCTTTTCGCCGTAGAACAGGAAGGACTTGCCACTCAAGTCACGGGAGACAACGTGTGGCTGAATACCAAAAATATCAATTTCCATTATGTAATCCTCCAGCCGTTACTCAGAAAGGCATCTCATCATCATCGTCATCAGAAAACGCTGCGCTGGTAGCGCGAGCCTTGACAACAGATGCTGGTGTGGTTGTACGAGATGCAGCTGAAGTAGATTGTGTAGAACCCTGATAGCCTGCTTCTTTAATTTCTTCTACCTTTTGCTTATATTCCTGCATCAGAACCTTTGCAACAGCAGGCGCAAACGCATTCTTATTATCATCGTCCAGAGGCGCATCGGCACCGACACAGACCAGTTCCAGATAACTCTTACCGCCGGTCGTGCGCTTCTTGCCAAAACCGCCAGTCGCAGGAACCGCAGCCTCATCGACCTTGGGCACCCATTCTAAATACAGCTTCGCGGTCATGCCCTTTTCATAATGGTCCTCAAAATACTCGCAGTTCTCAGCGGTCACAATAATGTTCTTAATCGGAACAAGGTTCTTAAAATAATCAACGGTTAGCAAAGTCACGCGCAAACGGCCAGTCTCATGCTTCTCCTCACCGGCTGTCTCGGGTGCAATGCTATAAATCATACCTTCAACAGTAGGTGCTGCCGAGGGGCCATCATAAATCTCTGGAGATAACCGCAAATAACCAGGGCGAATAGTAACCGTTTCGACTAAATCATTTTTGGAATTCATATAAATGTTCGTCACAAAAGAACCCAGCAAGCTAACGATTGGTGCTCCCCTTTCCGGTGTGGCATCAAAAGCAATCTTTGCCTGTGTGGCGAAATCATTCATGCGAGTATAGGCGGGTTTATCAGCAGTATCCAGTTGTCCTTCAGCAGTCTTCTTGTGACGGGTAATAATGCCAGTATCAAAACGCTTTGCCTCAATGGCATGCTCACCAAACTTGATGGCACCCTTAATGCGCAGCCATTCATTGCCCGTCTTTTCGTTTTTTCCTCTTCTTACTTCGAGTTCAGTCAAGGGGCCTTGCATGGAGACTTTGTTCTCGAAGTCACGCAGTTGGTCTTTCAGTTCCATTTGTTATGTAGTTCTCCTTTATGTATTCTGGATTTTCAGTCTTTGGGGCACTGAATTCCCGCCTTGGTTATATGTGAACAATCCATTGGATTGGGATTGTAGAAATAAAGAAACAGAGCCTGACAGCCCGTGTAGATATTTCACTACATCAGGTTGTCAGGCTCTGCGTCTTGGCGTCTGGCTCTATGACATGAATATGTAAGTCTTTTATGTTAATCAGGGTTTCTGTCCGGCAATAAGAACAATACAATGGGAAATTCAGCATCAGTGTATCTGGACGAATCCACACTTTTGTCTTGTGCTCACATCGGGGACAAATTACTTTTTGCAGTTCAATCATTTGGATACGGCCTCCGGTTCTATGCGAATGAGGTCGCAGATATTAAATAACCAAGTTGGTTCTTCCTCGAAGCCGACCAGCGTTAACTTTTCAGAATCTGTGTTCAAAACCTTTTGGACAGTAAAAATGCGTTCAACACTCGAAGCGACAAACTCTTTATAGCCGGATGTATATCGGGCATAGTCAGTACGGCTTTGAATCTTTTGAACATTTAGCTGTACCTTGTCTCCCTTTGAGAGATAAGAGGATGGGTCATTCTCTAATAAGATTGGGATTTGCTTTGCTAATCTACGGCCTCGTGCAGTGGTCTTGGTCTTCTTTTGCGGAATAGGATTCGCTTTTTTCATAGTACACCAACTTTTAAAATGACTGTATTTGCTCTACAATTTCTTTTCTTAACCGATAAATTTCATTGATATCGTCTTTGCCTTCTACTGAATATAGCTGGCAGTCTCCTCGTACTGCTGCATACATTTTTTTGAGACGGAGATGGATTCCCTGCCTGGTATACCCCAACCGCGAAGCAATTTCAGGAACTTCATATCCCTTTAGTCGCAAAGAGAGAATGCGCAAATCTCTTTCCCCCAATGTTTTGAGAAGAGATTTCAGCTCAACAGATAGTTCAGCTTGTGTATCAATCGTATCGGTGCTCGCAATAGTATCTCCAATAGTAAAGTTCTCATTGTCCGCGACCAGTGGTGTGCTCATGGACAAAGCCCCTAAGACTGGCTTCCGTGTGGTTTTTGCGTAGAGATTGTACATACACCGGTATGCATAAGTACCAAAAGCGCCGCGTTCTGGGTCATAAGACCTAGCTGCTTGACATAGCCCAATTGCGCCCAAGTCCCACCATTCTTCATCCAGATAATGCTTATGCAAGAATCCCCATATCAGCCGATGATTTTCCTCTACCAGAGTTTGCCACGTTTCATTCTCAACGACATTTTGCTCACACTGGACTTTACTGTTTTCCTGTTTCACGAAGAAATTTCCCACACTCCATCTGGGCGAATCAACGCCAAGGTTATCATAGAAAGTAACGCAGCTTTTACATTTCCTTCGGTTGCTTCCCAGTAATCATTTGATACGTCCCACTTTAATTGCGTGATACCGTCTACCAGCAATGGGATGCTGGCCTCAGCGACCATATCATGAAATTGATGAATACCGTCTGGCGGAAAAATGCGTCTAAGAATTGTGCCGTAATTAAACGTCATGCTCATCCAGCACTCGGTACTACCGCCTATTGGATACGTTGCAGAGCACAGATATATTGGGCGCTCTAACTGTAAGACTTCCTTGGTCGTTATATCGACCAGAGAAATATCATAGCTCATTCTTCGTCCAGTGCCTCCAGGACCTTTTGCAAACCAACCAGTCCGCCATATCCGCTGCCATCGCTATCTGTAATAATCGTACTGACTGAACTATTAATGGCTTCCGCAGCTGCCTGTTGCACATCCAACTCTTTATTGCGAAAATACTCATCCGTATAAGCCTTTTGGGATTCCAGTTCGGCTTCCTTTTCCAGTTCTGCAACCTTAACTTTTTGTTCTGCAATCTTGACATTATTTTCAGCGACGGCCAGCTCAGCCTCAGAAGCAGCTGTTTTTTCATAAGCAGCGGCATCAGCTTCGGTCTGGCGGGCAATCAAGTCTTTCTCAGACTCAGCAGACTGCGCATCCACCACCTGCTGATTCACTTCGTCCTGGCGCTGACGTTCCAGTTTTGCCAATTCCACAGCGTTGATGGCCTCAGTCTTCTGGTCAATCTTCTCTTGAATGTCAGATGGCAATGTCAAAGTACCAATCTCAAATCGCACTAATGAAATGCCATATGTCTCTTCCAAAGAATCTTTCAGTAGCGCAGCAGCAGCCTCTTGGATGGCAGAACGAGAAGATTGTACATCATATACGGAATAGTCCTGCATCACCACAGACAATTTTCCTTTTGCCAAACCATAAACGTCATTCTTAATAATGTTATCAAAGCTCTTCGTGCCGAACGACGCAATGATTTTACTAATATCAGATGGTTTTACTGAAATATAGAGGTCCACACCAACATTCTTACCTTCGTTGGTCCCTACAGTCATGGACCAGTCTTCCCCGTCATTATCGTTCTCGTCGGGTGAAGTGAAGTTGTAAGACTCAATGGTCGTGGGATATGTAATGATTTCTTGCGTAAAAGGATTGATGAATACTAGGCCAGTCAACTGAGTGTCGATAACTGAAGTACCTGGAATAGTACCTTCTGAACCGTTTGCTACTCGCCTATCGTAGCGATAACCGACATAGCCAGCTCGAATGTTAACTGTCACAAGGTTATAGGTGATAATACCTATGATAGCGATTATGACAATGAAAATGCCAACGGCAATGCCTTTCCCTGTTTTACCCATATGTAATTCTCCTGTAAAATAGTATTATGAGTCGTTTGAATCTTTTGAGTTCTGCTCTTCCTCACAGCCAAAATGCTTTTCCAAATTGTTGAATATATCTGGCAACACCGGGAACATCACCAGTACGATAACAATCACGATTAGAATTGCGCAAATAGAACCGATGATTCCCATAGGTATCCTCCATTTCAAGACCACAAGATGTCATCTAGTAGCTCATAAACTCTGCGCTTGTATTCGCCATTTTCGTTATATAGCTTATCGTGGTCTCCTAAAATGAATCGTGCCACAAAAAATAAAAATATTACCAGCATAGCGAATAACAGCACAACTGTCGCACATGCCACTGTGACGATTGTAAAAAGTAAAGTATCCATTTAAATTTTCCCTGTCTTAAACAACTCGGTCAATACACGTGGTTGATACTGCGACGTATTAACGGCCTGCAACTGCTCTTCAATCCCGGAAGTGCAAAAGACTTCTCCTGCTGCATGTTCAAAAATATGAATTCGTTGCAATTCCTTTTTAGCTTTTCGTCGTTGTTGCAAGATTTCTTTTTCTTTCATGAGTATTTTATAGCCTTGGGAAGCATTGAACTTAGTATCTTCAACGTAATGATAGATGTCTGATAGAGCCTTATCTGCTTGAGATACCTGCTGCGACAGTTCAGCTTTCCGCTTCAATGTTTTTTGCCAAAAATCTTTTTGCGATGCTAAATACGCAGTCCATGTTTCCCCATTTTCAGAATCGTCAGTATTCCCTGTTGCGAACTCTGCAACTGGCAAGGTCGTTGAGATTTGCTGGTTGCCGTTCACGAGTTTCGTTTTGCTGGCTGTGTCCGAGGTGGACACTTCAATTTTATAAGGACCTCTGTCCTCAGAACAGAAAGACCATTTGCGTTTTTCATCGCCAGAGAAGTTACCTTGTAACAGTCCTCGCATTGTTGGCAACGGAGCGCGATATGCTTCATCAAAGGTTTTGACATAATAAACAGACTTATCTTTTCGCACTCCAAGGTACAGTCCGTCGATGCGGCGCAGCGCATATTCTGTATGCATGCGTGATTTCCTCCTTTCTTGTATTTTTTATCGCTATTATCACCTCATTGTGGTGGGTCCTCAGGGACTTGAACCCTGGGTCTGCCGGTTATGAGCCGGTGGCTTTTACCAACTAAGCTAAGGACCCGTTTTTTAAAAAGTATCTGTTTACATTTTTATGTCCCAACTTGGATTGTGAGAGAGGCGTCCGACTTCCTCTCCCACAACCGCCCAAGCAGGAACAATACGAAAGGTGAAGCATTGAAACTCCACTGGTGCGGATAGCAGGACTTGAACCTGCACGTCGATTGACAATGGAACCTAAATCCATCGCGTCTGCCGATTCCACCATATCCGCATATGCATAGATGTCCAAATTGGGGATGGAGCTGCTGACAGGAGTCGAACCTGCAACCCAGTGATTACAAATCACTTGCGCTACCATTACGCTACAGCAGCAAATTATGGCGGAGTGTACAGGACTCGAACCTGTGCTACGTTTCCATAGGCTACGGATTAGCAATCCGACCCGTTACCTCTCCGGCAACACTCCATTTATGGGGGCCAGTTTGACCTAACTTCTTGCAATGTGCGCATTTTGCCGAGCGTAACGGGTGCAAGTACTTTTTTCTCTAACTGACAAAGGATGCACTTAATTTAGTATCGTCCCCACGCATAGGTAGCATTCCCTACACTTGAACACTTTCGTAGTCCCCAACGCCCATCTTCATACAACTAATGCTGTCTATTCCGGTAGCGAACCGGCAGCTGGTAGTCACCCTTATAGCATGATATGGGTCTCAGCGTTAGGCGTTTTCATACACCCGCCAGAATCGTACTGGCCCCGTTTGGATTTCCCAACCTTCGAACCTCGCCTATGATGGAACGGCAGCCATGCAGCCCAAACGAAACTCGGGGATACTCACATCAGCACCACGAACGTCAACATGGGATTTTATCGACGAATGAAGCCTATGCATTAAAAATTCACAAAGTAAGAAGTAAGTATGTAACTATTAACCATTGACGCTTAAACACTGAGCATTTCGGCTACATGGCGTGGTTCGCACACATGGAACCAACACGCCTCATATGTACAGGATTTGACCCTGTAACGGTTTCAATAACCATTTCTTTTTCCAAATTCCAAATTTCAGGTTTGGATTTGGAACCCAAGTGTCATCAGCACTTTGATTCAATAGAGCGACTGTTTTCTTTGTTTAACCTGACCCTGACCAGCGCAAACAGGAGGGATGTGAATTTAGAGTTTTCGCATGACTGCCGCCATGTTTAGATTTCGATAAAGGTCACACAATTGGAGATTTGAAGCTGTGCATCTACGGTCGCATCGAACTCCTCAATGAACTTTTCCAGGTCTTCGATTTTTTCTTTAGCGTTCAATGGGTCCACCAGACTGTATTGGTTGGCGGCTCTGTAAGGAGTTGCGATGGAATCATATTCCTCCGGTTTGATGGAGGTCTTAGACTCTCGTCCGAAAGCTGTCTTGACCAAGGTATCAATCTTCTCTTCCATTTGATTGTTCGCAAAATTCATTTTACTGGAGGAGATGGATAGCTGGTCATTAAAAGTCTTTAATAGAGCACGGTAATACTCCATAGACTTCTTCAGGTCGATTGCTTTTGCCACTGTGTATTCTTTCCCACAGAGCGTGACTTTGGTCTCAGCGTTAGACTGCACGATTGCTGCCTTGATAGTCTCACGGCGGTTAATCAGCGCCACAATGGAAGCGTAAGAAGCAGCTGCTGCCGATTCAAACTCTGCTTTGGTTTGTGTTGGCGTGACCTTCTTCTCGGCCTCTTTCGCGGCCTGGACAAACTGTGCGGTAGAAATAGCTCTACGAATTCGGGCGTCCAGAGTCTTTAACTCATTCAACCCTTGGGTAACTAACATTCTCTCCATTATGTATCCTCCTTGGACGGTATGAAATATGAATGGCGATGATTTATGGTGCAGATAACAAGATTCGAACTTGCATCTTGGTGGGGAGAACCAATGTGTTGCCATTACACCATATCTGCGTGTTGGACGAACTTGTGGCCCATCACCACACAAGCACACAAGTCCGTCCTTCAACAAAAGAAAAGAGAAGTGGGTTATTCACCCATGGTGCCGGAAGCGGGGGTCGAACCCGCACGCTAAAAGCCCAGGATTTTAAGTCCTGTATGTCTGCCAATTCCATCATACCGGCGTATGGCGGAGGGAGTGGGATTTGAACCCACGCACGAGTTCTTCGCCTATCGGTTTTCAAGACCAACCTCTTCAGCCGCTTGAGTATCCCTCCATGTTTTCCTGCTTTTCATTTAAAACGTATCTGTTTTCATTTTTCAAGGTGCAATTTTCAAATTCGTAGTTTCCAATGTGGTCCGAGTGGTGGGACTTGAACCCACGGTCTCATGGTCCCAAACCATGCGCGATACCATCTTCGCTACACCCGGATTGGTGCCGATGGTGGGACTTGAACCCACACGCCTTGCGGCAACGGATTTTGAGTCCGCCTCGTCTGCCTATTCCAACACATCGGCTTGTGTGCGCCCATTACAAACCTCTCAGTCGAGGAAACCTCATGGGCTGGTTTTTTGCATATCGAATAGGAGTCTTGATGAATGACCGCAGCCTGTTGCTTGCGGTGGCTGGGATGGCTGGGTTCGAACCAGCGAATATAGGAGTCAAAGTCCTATGCCTTACCTCTTGGCGACACCCCAAAATGTATCTGTTTGCCTTTTGTTCCTCTATTATAACACGGTTCCTGATAAAGTCAATCCCTTTTTCAATTAAATTTTTCTTTTTTCTATTCTTATTCACAGAAAAAGGGAGAGGGGCTTATCCCCTCTCCTGAAAATAATTGCGATAAAGCGCATATTCCTTGCGCATACGACTTCTCGTAGCACGGGCATCACAATCAAAATTATAAAGCAACAAGCCCCATTCCCGTTTTGGCACTTCTCCCTTTAGAGTTTTCCAATACGAAGCGTCATCTTCGGTAATGTTCTTTGCTTGCTGGTCCCGGTATACCATCATCATGAAATTGTTTTCACACAGTCTGGTACGATAAATTTTCTTGGCTCTCAATGGAGATGTTAGAGGCTGGGCTGCTGTCATTTGCCGCCA